CGAATGATCTCTCCGCTATCCTGATCCTCATATTCCACAAACGTATCACCAGCATCCGTAACTACAAAATCTTTTGGCATGATCTGAGGAATAAAAAGGTGCTCACTACAAGTCTCAACTGGCTTGCCTTTGGCACAACTCCAAGTGCCATCTTTCTCTGGGGTCACATGGCTACACGTTCTGCAGCTGACTTCTGGTATCTTACAGCCATGACAGACTGCCCAGTAGCTACACCACTTGCACTGCCAGAAGCTGGGGTCTTCATTTAGTTTATCTGGAGGTGTGTCGGCAAAAACAATCTTGTTGGCTTTATCAACCAGTCCCTTGGCTTCCTTCTTGTCGAGCTTAATTCTCTCGCCATAAATCTCATCCGTATTTTTATTGACACAGAAAAAGTAACATCTATCGAGTTCAGCTAGATGCATTCCAATTTGGCACTGAGCCCAATACACAGGCTTTGACTTCTGGCATCCCAAGTTCTTCATTGCTTTAAAGTTTTTCTCGCTCATTGTCTTAAATTCTAATGTGTGTGGCTTCTTGCTTTCCGCAAATCCAAGACCGACACCATCGAGTGACAATGCAAAGTGACCTCCGCACTCTGTGAACCTGACCTGCTTGCCAGTTTCTGGATCTCGCTCCCAGATTTTCACTCCAACGCCTCGAAGGTTTGAAACAATTCGATCCTCTTCTCGATCACCAGTCTCAAACAGTCTCAGCATCCTGCCATCAAAACTTGGACGCCATGCGTGTCTGAATTGATACCAGAGAGCTCGACTGCAATCGTTGCCAATCTGACTACCACCTAAATGTGGTCTGTGCTCGTTCTTTCGTTTGTCTTTATAGTATTTATAAATTGCTTCAATTGTGGCTGGCGTGGCGTACTGCTCAAGGTTCATCAATTTCTCCTTCTCTTCATAAAATGGGGCAGCAAAAGCCACCCCATCATAAAACAGACTAAAATGGTATTTCGTCTTTTTTTGTCTTCCAAGGTGGTGTTGACCCACCACTTGCTGTCACACCAGATGGGGCAGGTTGAGCTGACGCTCCACCAGTGACAGCCTCATAGCCTTTGACATCGTTTGATGCCTCATAGCCATTTTGTGCAGGTCGCACTGACATTTTGACCATCATCGGCTTGTCCCTCAGTTCTACACTATCCTTGGGGCTATTTACACCAATAGCTCGACAGATAGAGGAGAGGCTTCTCTGAGCAATCTCAACGGCTGTGGGGTTTGGGTTCTTGAGATTAAGACGATCAAAAACTTTTCGTCCAGCGTAGTCACCCTCGATCACTTCGATTGAGAGTTGAAGGTATGATCCATCACCTTTTGTGGTTACCCTCTCTTCAGTTTCCGCAATCACACACTTGTACCAATCGGCTGGTAGTGGTTGAAAGGTTGTTGATGGCTCTACTTCGAGAGCATTAAATCCATTTAAGTCCATTTTATTTCTCCTTCTGGTTTTGTAAAAATTGTGCGAAAGGGTTGCCACCATCAAATGTGAATGGCAAAGGCTCGCTAATATTAAAGCGATTCTTAGTGACGCTCGATGCCTGTGGGAAACACAAGATCTCACGCTCTCCAGTTGAGATGGCACGTTTCTTATCGCCATCTCCTCTAGTAAATGTCTTGAGTCGGATCAATCCAACCAGATCGACATTATCTGTATAATGTGGAATGCTCTTCTTATGCATCCTTACACAATAACGATTGTAGGGGTCCATGTCAGGCAGAGTTAATGTCTCTGTGTCGGCATGACCTATAAACACAACATTCATGTTCATTTCGTAGGCTAGAGATCCAGCCCACTCCCTAATCTGTGCGTGTCGTTCAGATGCCTGACCATATCCAGCTCCATACCCACCTCCTGCCTGAGAAATAGACTTCGCCTTACTATCTGACTCCACTATCTCAGTCTCGATTTGAGTTGCTAGCTGAGTAATACTATCAATAACCAAAGTCTTGTGGTCGTGCTTCTCTGTTGCCAAAGCCTCAATAGCGTCCAGAACATCCTGACTACTTGTGGCTAGTGGAAACAGACTGACGTTGTCATTGCCCACCAGTGAGGCTGTACCATCCTCTGTACGGATAAATACAGGCTTGGGAAACATACTAGCAAGTGTAGTCTTTCCCATACCACCTTCACCAAAAAGGGTAGCGATAATAGGTCGCTGACCCTCTGGCTTTGATAGTGATTTAAGATTTATAGCCATCACCAATCCTTCCCAAATATCAAGGCGAACACCTCGTCTAAAATTTCATCAATGGATCTCTCCATGTTATTCTCCTTTTTCAGTTATGATAAAAATAGTAGTGGGGCTCAAAGAGCCTCCACCTTGATTCCAATTTTGCCTTGCTTCATTTCAAAAGCCTTGGCTACCTTTGCCCAAAGCCTTGGCTCCTTATCGGCAAGATATCTACAGCCAACCGAATCAGCAGTTACGCTAACTTTCACTGGATGCATATTTTCTGGAATTTTGTCCTTAACTTTTTCCCACAAAATCGTATCAATTTTACGAGACACAGGTTGTGTTAAGGTTACCTTGTGTGCTTCAAGTTTGTGGGAAATTGAGCCTTCACCCTTTACTTCTAACGCTGTGGTGATCTGCTCTTCTATTGCATGACGCTTTGCAACAATATCTTTTTCTTGGGCTTTAATTAATAGCCAATCTTGGGCTAGAGTATTTACATTAATATTACTCATTTTGTTACCTTTCTTTCTTTTTCTACTTCTCTCTATAAAAATCGTTTTACAAAATTTATTTTACAATGTAAAGATGTTTTTGCACATTTTGTAAAAAAGGATGAAAAATGACTGAATTAATACCAATCACACAAATTCGAGAGGCTCTGCAAGATAGAAGAATTACTGTTGTTGCTGAGAAGTGTGGGCTGTCCCACCCAACCGTAAAACAAGTGCAGTTAGGCAACGAGCAAATCAGCCTTAATACATGGAAGAAACTGAGTGAGTATTTAAAGGAGCCAGAATGAATTTTCCAGTTGAAGACTACTGTTCAAAGCTGGGTTGGTTCTTAGTAAGTATACCGCCTGGCACTAAAGGTCCAACTAAGTTTGGATGGCAAAAGCCTGAGCGAGCACTATCAGATCCAAACCAAGCGAGGCTCTATTATGAAGAGAACCCGAATCACAATGTAGGTCTACTGCATGGTGCGTCTGGTACTTGTGCAATTGACATAGACAGTGTCGAAAATACTCAACTGATTTTTGAATCTCTTGGCATCGACTTCTCAGAACTCATGCAATCAGCTCCACAAATTATTGGGCGTGAAAATCGTGGTAAGCTGATCTTCAAGGCTCCACCTGATCTCATCACACATAAGATATCGTGGCCTACCAAAGAAGATCCACGAAAGACTGAAGTGGTGTTCGAGCTCAGAGCTGGGGCAGTCCAAGATGTCCTGCCACCAAGCATTCACCCAGATACAAACCGCCCTTACACTTGGTCAGGTCGATCTATCTTTGATGGTCTTCCAGAGCTACCTCCACAACTCCTGACGTTATGGCGTGAGTGGGATAAGATCTTGCCACAAATGAGAGAGGTCTGTCCTTGGAAAAGAGAGCCTGACTTTCAGCCACCTCGCAAGCAAAGACCAAAGGGTGACAGTACATCAGTGATCGATGCCTTCAACGAGGCTCATGATATGCACACTCTTTTGATCGAGTATGGCTATAAGAATACATTCAAGAACAGATATCTGTCTCCAAATTCAAGCTCAAAGCTCGCTGGGGTTAAGTTGTTCGAGGATGGTCGAGCATTTAGTCACCATGCCAGTGATCCATTTGGTAATCACTCTTTCGATTGCTTCGAGCTCTGGCTCCAGTTTGAGCACATGGGCAATACCACAAAGGCAGTCAAAGAAGCTGCACAGATGCTCAACGTCACTCAAGATCCAGACCACGACTATGATCGTGAGGCTATCGAGCATGGTGCAAAAGTTGCCAATAGCATTCTATCCAAGCCCTCCAAGACATCTGATGACCCACTAGATACTGTACCTGAACATCTGTTATCTGTGCCTGGTGTCCTACAAGATATCTGCAATCACTACGCCACAACTGCCATTAAACCTCAACCTCAGTTCGCTGTGCAATGTGCATTGGCATTCGGCTCAGTGGTTATGGGTAGGCGGTGGGTGACTGACCAAAGAAACTTCACCAGCCTGTACTTCCTCAATATTGGTGAGACTGGATCTGGGAAAGAGCATACCAAAACAGTGCTGGAAAATTTACTCGAAGAGGCTGACCTCGAAGAGTTGATTGGCCCATCAGGATATACCAGTGGTGCAGGTGTCCTATCGACACTCACCAAAAAGCCAACCCATGTCAGTGTTATCGATGAACTTGGTCGGCAACTCAAGGCAGCTGCAGCAAAAGGTATGCAACATAAGCAAGATGCTTTGACTACCTTATTAGAATGCTACGGTAGGCTCGATGGTGTTTTAAGGCAGCAGGGCTACGCTACCAATACAATGAAGTCATCTGAGGCAGAGAAGCTGGAGAAGGTGGTCAAACGTCCAGCTCTAACTTTAGTTGGTATGTCTACTCCCTCAGAGTTCATGCAAGCCATCTCAGGTGGTGATGTTGCCAGTGGTCTTCTCAATCGATTCATAATCGTGAAGTCAGAAATCGGTGTCCAGATGTCACAGGAAAAAAGAAGCTCATCAATTACTGATCGGCTATCGAAGTGGGCAAAGGAACACGCTCACGCAAAGGTTGGTGACCTCGATGGTGGCAATATTCATGACCTACCACCTCACCCAGTTGAGGTTCTGTTTACTTCAGAAGCCAAGCAACTTCTGAGGGGTTATGAAGAGAAGTTAGTCGCAGCTATTAAAAAGGAAACTGGATCTGGGCTAGAAGCTATGTACAATCGTAGTCGAGAAATAGCCATGCGACTTTCTCTAATAATTGCCAGATCAATGGGGCAAGAAGCAATCGGTGTAGATGCCATGCAGTGGAGCATCGATTATGTCGATCATTATGCCAAGCAGACGATTGAGATG